ACTCTAGCCAGACCTATCAATTTGTTTACTACCGTATGCGCCGCATTCAAGACGCTGGCTCAGGTGTGCAGACTCAAGACATGAACTTCCGTTTCTTGCCATGTGTAGCAGCCGGTTTGGCTTACTACATTGCTATGAAACAACCCGAACTTGTAAACCGCTTGCAGATGCTCAAATCGGTCTACGACGAACAATTTAACTTAGCAGCTGGTGAAGACCATGAGAAGGCAACAATGAGGCTTGTGCCTCGTCAGGCCTTTATTGGAGGAGGCGCTATCTAATGGCCAGTCCATACGCATCAGGTAAATACTCGATTGCCGAGTGTGACCGTTGCGGGCAGCGGTACAAACTTAAACAGCTGAAGATGGAGATAATCAAGACTAAGCTTTACCAGCTAAAAGTTTGCGAATCATGTTGGGATCCTGATCAGCCGCAGTTGCAGCTGGGCATGTATCCAGTCTACGATCCACAGGCTGTAGATCAGCCTAGACCAGACACAACATATGTTTCTGCGGGTATTGGCCCTGACGGCTTCCCAACAGGTGGCTCAAGGGACATTCAGTGGGGCTGGTATCCAGTGGGTGGCTCTAGATTGTTTGATGATGGATTAACGCCAAATAACTTGGTGGCAACAACAAGTGTTGGTACAGTAACGGTAAGCGTAACTTAGGAGAGAAAGATGGACAAGAAAGACTTAAAACAGGACAAGAAAATGATTGCTGGTGCAGTGCATAAACATGAGAAAAAGATGCATCCCGGCAAGCCAATGACTAAGCTCAAAAAAGGCGGCCCAACATCTTTGGATCGCAAGAATTTTGGACGCAATCTGTCACGCGCTAAAAATCAAGGAGGCTAACATGGCCACATTTAGCAAAAAAGTAATGGGCAAAGAAGTTGGCTCTGCCAGCACTTATGCCGAGCCACACACAATGACCGGTAAATCTATGAAGATTGCCAACAACCCCGGCAAAGAGCCAAACCGCAGCAAGCTTAATGAATACGATATGAGCGTTGGTAACATCAGCAAGTCTGCTGGTGATGAGCCAGCTAAAACATCTGGTATCAAGATTCGCGGAACTGGTGCTGCTACTAAAGGCGTGATGGCCAGAGGCCCGATGGCATGACGTACAACGAATTAGTCATTGCTGTTTCAGACTACTGTGAGAACACGTTTCCCACGGTAGATATGAACATTATGATTAAACAGGCGGAGCAACGCATCTATAACTCGGTGCAAATCTCCAACCTGAGAAAGAACGTGACTGGAACCGTTACCTCTGGTAATAAGTACTTGTCTGCGCCTGATGATTTTTTGTCTACATACTCTTTGGCTGTATACCCAGTTGCTGGTGGCGATTACTTATATTTGTTAAACAAAGACGTTAACTTTATTAGAGATGCCTACCCCAATCCGGCGGATACAGGCAAGCCCAAACACTACGCTATCTTTGGCCCGCAGTCTGCCGATGTAAAAGAATTGACGTTTATTCTTGGCCCAACACCAGATGCAACATACAGCGCAGAGCTGCACTATTACTACTATCCTGAATCAATCGTAACTGCTGGCCAGACTTGGCTTGGTGATAACTTTGATTCAGCCCTTCTTAATGGAACAATGTTGGAAGCAATAGCCTACATGAAAGGCGAGCCTGATCTTGTTACTTTGTATAAAGAGCGTTATGAGTCGGCAATATTTTTACTCAAGAACTTGGGCGATGGCAAACAACGTATGGATGCTTACAGGGATGGACAAGTTAGGAACCCTGTCGTATGAGCATAGTCCAAACCCAGACAACCAGCTTCAAAGAGCAGCTGTACAGTGGCGTTCACAATTTGCTTACAAACAGCTTGTACATTGCTTTGTACACCGGAAATGCAAATCTCAACGAAGCAACTACGGTTTACAGCTCTACTAACGAGATAACTGGAACTGGTTATGTAGCTGGTGGTAAATTGCTTACTGGCGTTACTGTTCAGAGTGATGGTTATACGGCTTATGTAAGCTTTGCAAACCCAGTTTGGAGTCCAGCTGCATTCACAACAAGATGCGCGCTAATCTACAATGCGACTCAAGGAAACAAGTCTATTGCTGTATTAGATTTTGGTTCAGATAAGACATGTACAACTACGTTCACAATCACTTTGCCGGCCAATACATCAACATCCGCACTTATTAGGAGTTCAAATTGATAGTTACGACAACTAAAGGCGAAATGGATGACTCTTTGCTAGAAAAGCGACAGGGCGACATTGACAACGAAAACGAAACAACCACATGGACAGAATATTGGCTAGAGGGTGAATTAGTCCACCGTTCTGCTCATGTAACTTTGAAAAAGCCGCCAACTGTTGGTGGTGAGACTGGTACTTTTTAAGGAACTACTATGGCAAATACAGCATCAATGTGTACCTCTTTTATGGGCGAGTTAATGACTGCAACCCATAACTTTGGTACTGCACCCACACGGGCAACATCTGCAACCGATACATTCAAGGCGGCTTTATACCTGTCTTCAGCCACCTACAACGCGGCAACTACGGCATATTCTGTTACCGGGGAAGTTTCTGGTACGGGGTATACGGCGGGCGGTGTAACGGTAACGGCGGCAACTCCTCCTACTGCGACCAATAGTTCGGCAACTGCGGGTGTGGCGTTCTTTACGCCTTCTGCTTCGATAACATACACAACAGTGACTTTGACTACAGCGTTTAATGCGGTGCTGATTTATAACTCAACTCAGTCTAATAAGGCTGTGGCGGTTTATACCTTCGGTGACCAGACGATTACCGCAGGTACGTTCACCTTGACAATGCCATCGAACACAACCACAACTGCCTTGATCCGTTTAGCTACCACCTAAAGGGTAAACAATGTCTCTCGGCTGGGGCTACCAAACGTGGGGGGCTAATGGCTGGGGCGGCACTCTTGAAGCAACAGGGGTAGATGCTACTGGAGCCATTGGGTCAGTCTCGCCTGATAGATCTGTAGCACTAACGGGTGTATCGGCTATTGGAGAGATAGGTTCTCTAACTCCAAGCCAATCGGCGGCAGAGACAGGGGATACGGCATTTGGAGAAATTGGGACACTAAGTCCAGTCTTAACGCTGGCTCTGACGGGCGTACAGGCCGCCGGAGAGGTTGGAACAGTAACGCATGGCAAATCTCTTGATTTAACGGGCGTAGAGGCTGTAGGGGCTGTAGGAACGATATCAAGGGGGGAAACATCGTTTGCCCTGACTGGAAATGTAATCTCTGGTGAGATTGGAATCGTTACCAGAGATGTAAGTTTTAGCTTGACAGGATTGTCAGCTAGTGGAGAGGTTGGTTCAATTGTTCCAACCCTTGAATTTGGATTGACTGGGGTAGAGGCGATTGGTTCACTGGGGCAAGTAATTGTCCCGCTTCTACCTAACACGATAGCTGGAGAGATTGGTAGCGTAACGACAGACAGGACGATTGAACTTGCGGGGTTGTCTCTAACAGGTTCGGTTGGTTTGTTAAGCGTAGCGCCAAGGGTGGTTGCCTTAACGGGCGTATCAGCAACGGGGCAAATTGGAACTGTAATTGCAGTTTATTGGAAAATAATAGATGACTCACAGACAGCAAACTGGCAAAATATCAACAACCCGCAGACTCCAGTTTGGTCGAATGTTGTTGATACACAAACGCCTAACTGGCAAGAAGTCGTAACTTGAGGTAAAAAATGGCAACAGCATATACATCATTACTAGGGCTGGCACTTCCCGTCACAGGAGAACTGTCTGGAACGTGGGGAACCACGGTAAATGACGCTATTACAAGTCTTTTAGATACTTCAGTAGCAGGCACTACCACCATCTCTTCTGATGCAGATGTAACCCTGACCACCACAACTGGTGCGGCAAATACCTCTAGGCAGGCTATCCTTTTATGGACAGCAAGCGGAACGGTGACAAGAACTATCACAGCGCCAGCACAGTCTAAGACCTACATCGTCATTAACAAAACAGGAAGCACCCAGTCTATTAAGTTGGTGGGCGTAGGGCCAACAACGGGCGTGACCATTGTTGCTAACGAGTCTGCGGTTTGCGCTTGGAATGGGGTTGACTTTGTTAAAGTTTCAACCACGGCTACGGCATCTTCGTTTAGTGCTGGAACAACTGGATTTACCCCAAGTACAGCAACAACTGGTGCTATTACCCTTGCCGGAACTTTAGGCACGGCCAATGGCGGTACAAACCTTACAACGTTTACTAATTCTGGTATTTTCTTTGCCTCGTCAACTAGCGTAATTGCACAGTCTTCTAACTTGACTTGGAACGGCACATCTTTGGCTGTGACTGGAACTGCGGCTGTAACGGGCGCTTTAACTGCAACCTTAGACTCAACATTTAGCTCGACAGGTGCGTTGCTAATCAGCAAGGGTACAACGGGACAACAGCCGGGCAGCCCCGTCACGGGCATGTTGCGCTACAACACTACTACTAATCAGTTTGAAGGCTACAGCGGATCATCTGCGGCATGGAACCCAGTGGGTGGTGCAAGCCTAAGCAATGACACAAGTACAGCAAGTAATTTGTACCCATTGTTTGCAAATGCAACATCAGGTTCAGCGACCACTTTATACACAGGCAACGCTAAACTACTGTACAAGCCAAGCACTGGTGAGTTACAAGCGTCAGTTCCAGTAGCATTAAACGGTATTGTGGTGAACAGCCAAACAGTGGCTACAAGCTACACGATTGCCGTTGGGTATAGTGCCATGTCATCTGGCCCCGTTTCAATAGCAAGCGGGCAAGCGGTAACTGTTTCTAGCGGTAGTCGCTGGGTAGTCGTTTAAGGAAAAATTATGGCAAGCATTGTTGTTAATGGCGATACATCTGGGGCAGTAACCCTATCTGCACCTGCGGTAGCGGGAACAGTCACAGTCACACTACCAGCCACAACTGGCACGATGTTGACTACAGCATCTAGCACAGGCATTAGTGGTAGTGCTATATCTTCTGGCACGGTTGCAGAGGCTTATGGCGGTACAGGAACAAGTACTGGTTACTACGGCTTCAAAAACCGCATCATCAATGGTGCGATGGTGATTGACCAGCGTAATGCGGGGGCTAGTGTTACTCCCGCTGACGGAGCATATACATTGGATAGATGGCAATACCAAGCATCGCAAGCATCAAAGTTTACTGTTCAACAAAATGCTGGTTCTGTTACGCCCCCTACTGGATTTAGTAATTATCTTGGAGCAACAGTCGCATCATCTGTATCGATTGGTTCAGGTGATTACTTTGGTCTTCTTCAAAGAATTGAGGGCTTTAACTTTGCAGATATGGCATGGGGAACAGCATCTGCCGCTACTGTGACTTTATCGTTTTGGGTGCGAAGTTCTTTAACTGGAACATTTGGCGGGGTTTTACGCAACTCTGCACAAAATCGTTCATATCCTTTCACTTACACAATTAGTTCTGCTAACACATGGGAATACGAAACAATAACCATTGCTGGTGACACTTCTGGAACATGGGTTGGTGGCACAAACGGAATTGGTTTGCAAGTTTGGTTTAGTCTTGGTGCTGGTTCAACATACAGCGGAACTTCTGGTGCATGGGCGGGTTCTAACTTTTTATCAGCCACAGGCGCAACAAGCGTAGTCGGCACAAACGGTGCTACCTTCTACATCACAGGCGTACAACTAGAAAAAGGCAGTACCGCAACAAGTTTTGATTACAGACCTTATGGTACTGAGTTGGCTTTGTGTCAGAGGTATTGCGTTAATTACAACTCAGCAAATGCAAGTTCTTCATACTTTAGATATGGCATAGGTGAGAATGAAGGCACTACTGTTGCTTCTCAAATACTTCAATTTCCAGTTTCAATGAGAACAGGGCCAACTTTAACAACAACTGGAACTGCGGCTAATTATGCTGTTTACAGCGCTGGAAGTGTTATTGCTTGCACTGCTATACCTTCTATTGGGACTACAAGCCCACTAACTGCACAAATAGGTTGGACTACTGCTGCTGTTCTAACCGCTGGTAGGGCTTCTTCTCTTTTGGCAAATAACAACAATACATCATATTTAATTTTTTCTGCGGAGTTATAAATGACAACATACAAACTTCTTAAAAGTGGTATTGAAAATCAAGTGTTTTCTGTTTT